ATAGGGCCAAATTGGTCGTAAACTTGGCCTTGCATTTTATCGGCTAGGTGTTCCAACTTTTCCTTATTGTATTCCTTCTTACGTTGGAAATCCCAATAAGGCTTTAAGTCTTCATATGATTGTTTTGTAATCATATAGTTATTTATTGTATGTGTAAAGTTGGACTAAATGCTGGTACTCAAAAAAATTTAGTCGGGGATTTTTTAAGGAAAAATGTATCTATATTATGCTTGTGTCTGTTATTGCATTTATAGTTTAAAAAATAATATAATAAACAACAATGCCATCCTATATAGAGGTTTTTTGAAAGCCATTCCAGGTGGATTTGAGTTTGATATATATGACGTAGCAGCAGGCCGCTCACGTAGCAGCAAGTAATACACATAGCAGCAGGCCACTCACGTAGCAGCAACTAATTCAAATCTATCGTACTACCACGGTGTTGTACGGCGCCTGTGGTGTTAGATGTTTTTTCGCCTTCTATGGTTTCTAATTTATTACCTTGTATGCTACTGGTGTAATTGCCTTTTACTTTTAGGTTGTAATCACCACCACTGTTTACATTGATATTACCATCAACGGTGACCACATTGATATGGCCTTTATCTACTTGTATATTAACATTCGCATTAGGCCCTACCTGTATATCATAGTTGTTTTTCTCTTTACCTAACTTGTTAATGTAAATCTTATGGCGGCCATCTATTGTGATATCCGAATTGCCACCAATGGAGTGGTATGAGTGTGCAGCTGTAATTTCATATTTTTCGTTTTTGTTTAATTCCACTAGTGACCCTATTTGGTCTATCTCATAAGAGGTACCTGTTACGTGAGCCTGGTAAATTCTTTCTGCGCCTTCAGTGTCATCCCATTCTGAAATATGGCCAGCCTCGGATTGGAAAACGTGATTGTATGGATAGATGGCCGCATAAGGTATTTCAGGTTGGCCCCAGGTATCACCATCGCTAGCTACTATATCATCACCAGCCGCATTCGTAGTTGCATTAAAGTCGGCAGTCGCTATACCTGTATTATTTTCCCTTGCGGCTGCTCGCAATGTTAAATGTAAATGCGGATTGGAGTATTCTTCTTTACCCGCTACGACAGTGGTTTCTGCAACGGCCAGCCTATTGGTGTCTGGTTCATTTGTATGGCCTGGATATATTCCATTCGGATCATAAAAACCTTTTGTCTTCACCGCCTTCTCAATAGGAAACCCAGGACTACTGCCAATGATAACAGGCTCTTGACAACTTGCGCCATCACGCATATAACCAAAGACCCACGAACCTTCCACCAAGAAACTTGGTGAATGGCCTAGTCCTGAAATGCCTGGTGATGTAACAGGCAAGATACATTGCGCCCACGGTAAGTCGGCCGTTGGTAAAACTTCTTTGTCATCTGTATGTATGCCAAGCACTCTTACTTTGTAACGGCCTAACTTTTGTGGATCGTGTCTATCTTCTACTACGCCTGTGAAAGAATAAAAATTTGCTGATAATATTTCCGAGTTAGCCATTAGTTTTTCCCATATTGTTTTTCTTTTAAAGCACTGACCTTACGCATTACTAAACTATTTAGAATACCTTTACGCAGCCTCGTGAGCATACTGCAATCATTAGATTGTTTACGCTGGCTCGTTTGCGCCAGCTTTACGCACTGTTGCGTACTCTTAAAGGTACTCGGATACCTACCTTTGTATGTTTCGGAACAAGTAGTGGATGAGGCCAACCAGAGATTATCTTGGCGGCCACCTGTGGGTACCAGTCCTTGCTCTGCGTTATACACTGTCCTACTCGCAATGTCAAGCACATATCCTCGTAGTCGTTCTCTAAATGTTCTCATAGTCGTTGTGTGTTGCCTGTCTATTACTCTCTAACGGCCAGCTGTAGTCTGTCCTTTTACACGTCTAGCGTTAGCGGTGCCAAAAATTTGCGAATCTCGGAAGTACTCTCAATCCCTTTCACTTTATCTATCTCCAAGACCTGGTCCTTTCTTATCTCTCTTTGCTAATACATTAAGTAACTTCTTGTCTTCATCATATATATTATGCGTTTTATAAGGAGGTGAAGCAAGCGGAAAACTATCTTTTTCTGCCATAAAAGGTTTTCTAACTGAATCTTTAACTGCCTTAATTAGTATTTCATATTTACCTGCCGCTATAGCTATCGTATGCTCTACAGCAATCACTAGATATCTACCTGCATAATGTGGACTGGATTTTATTGGTAAATTATCACCAATAGGTCTAAACAATGGCATATCAAAGGTAATAATATCTCCTGCATTTATCATTGAATTGCCTGGTGCAATAATAGATAATATATTCTTTTTCATAAATTGGTGTTGGGACATTTTCTTTTGTGTAGTCTGATAGTGACTAGCAAATTCGTGACTATCGTGAATCTTACTAGTATTGGATTTCAACACTACCTTTTGTAATGGTTCCTTGGAAACTGGTCTATTAGTATCATCAAAATTTGCTAAAGGTAATGGTTGTTTAACCTGTGTCTTATATCCATCACTATGTTCAGTATGAAAATGGTTATAAAAATCATCAACATAATCATAGTCATTAGTTGTAATCAATTTATAAAAAGGATCATACTCAATAAACCTATTCGCATAAGCACCTGCCTTAAAATTCTGCAACATATCTACAGGTTTCTCAAATTGCCAACTATGGACACTATGTAAATCTTTAATTACATCTTTAGTCCCAGGTGTTGGCGTCTTCCCACCTAATTGACCAGGTTTTTCATCTGCTCTTATATTCTGTATTTGTGGTTGGTACTTCCATTTAGAAGGTCTTGCTGTTGCCCCACCTACTGCCAATAATGATTCATAACTTCTAAAATGATATCCTACAGCCGTTTCAAAAAATAGATATCCTGCATTTTGATATAGTGCTGATATACAATTATTTGCTATCATCCTAATAGCATCCATTGGTCGCTGATTAGGTATAACTATTTTAGTATTTGTCTTTGTTGGTTCTATGAATAATTGTTTGGTACTATTAAGGTATTTTCTATTTGTAAATATATCTTCAACAGCATCCTCTAATTTTCCTGTATATGCCTTACTCACTTTACGCATATCATTATAGTACGATTCTTTTGAACAAAAAAGTATATCATACACTTGCATTCTAGGTGAGTCCGTATCCTGTTTCACCGTATCTATTGCATAAATGTAAAATGGGTGTCCTTCATTTGCGACAGCATTGAAACCAGGCAATCCTGGTGTACTAAATTTTAATTGTAATCGTTCTAGTCCTGTAATAGGTAATATAGAACGTACATCCTGTGCGTCCAAGACTTGGATTTTACCAATGATAGAATTATGGAAAATATTTTCTTCTAATTGTACTGAAGCAAGAATGGGTTTAATATCCATTCTAAAAGGTTCACCCTTATCTGATACTCTATAAGATATTATTTCACAAGCTTGTAATTTATAATCACCTGCTTGGAATATTGAATTAGGTTTTTCTGGCATATCATTTCACTAACAAAGTATTAAATTCATCTACAAATGTTCCTAGGTACCGCTCGTCTAATATTTTAATTTCTCTTTTTTTATCTTGTAATCTTCTTTCATATTCATAATTAGAAACAGATGTTGCACCTGAACAATCACTATTAACTTCAATCTTATGTGAATAATCTCCAGGACCTTTACCTATTGTTTGTCCACTTGATTGTATTGTTTCATAATGGTGTATACCATCTGGATTATCATATTTGTCGTTTAAATATTTCTCAAATGCATAACTGTCCAAAGGCCAATCATAATACACATTTCTAATATCGTTCATTAAGCATACTACCCAAAAATAATCTGTACTACCATATACTTTGAATGCTACAGTTTCAGGTTTATCACCATCTTCAATGGTATAAGTATCTAATAAAGATATTTCATCCCTTAACTTACTTCTAACTTTTATCCGTCTGAATATATCAGGTATAACTTTATAATTCCTGTCACCTTTAATATCATAAAGCATTTTAGGAAATTGAGAAAAATATGCCATTACATACCTTTCATTATTGAAGATTTAGTCATATATTCTAATTCTTTAAATTGTAAATTCATTGTGTATGCCACAGGTGCATTGTCTTCAAACGTTTTAAAATTACCTTCTTCAGGTGCAAACTTAACATCACAATTTTCTAAAGCACATCTTGATATTTTATTTAATTTATCATTAACACCTGCTCTACACATATAATGTATTTCAAATTCTGATGGTATTCTAAAATACCTACCACCAGTCATATCATCCAATCCTGGGTGCATATGATATTTAAATAATTTAATAATCTTTTGAACACGGTCAGTTTCATCTGCATTTCTAGGCCAAAATTTAAAAGTATAATCAAATGTTCTAAATCCTGGTCCTGTATAATACATTTCTTGTCGTGGGTTAATTGCTATACCCATAATTTTATCTACTAATTTAAATGGATCACCACCACCCAATGCTTCTGATAAATGACCACCAATTTTTTTAAGGTATGCTTTTATTGCTCCAGTAGCTCCTGCTCCAAATTTTAAACCCAATTCAGCAAAATCTTTAGCGTTCATCATACCCTTTAATGTGTTTGCTATATCTCCTGAAAATTCAGTTGCTTCTTCACCCCAACCTGCCTTATAAGATACTTTAACGTCTGGTGGCATATACAATGCAACTGCTGATGTTACTATTTGATTTTTAGGAACAGAAGATGTTACCGAATTCTCTAATTTTACCTGGTCTATTCTTTCTTTGCTAGATCCAGTTCTCATCCGATTTTGGTTTCTAGCTAGACCACCTCCACCTGTACCATCCCAATCTTTACCAGTTGTGTTCCCCCACCACTTACCTGTCGCTTTTACACCAGTATCAATACCCAAATCTGCTGAAAATTGTAAATCTTGCGCTATTCCAGATAAGTCCGAGTCCATATTATTATTCAATGTAAAAAATACAATATAATGACCTAATTCATCACCTGTTAAATCTGCTGGGTATTGTATATGTGAAAACGCCATTGGATCACTTTTAACTGCTTGTTCAGGATTGTCTGGTATTTCAAATGGTGACTTCTTTAATATTGAAGAAGCAACTTTCGCTTGAGAATTACTAACCTTATTTAAACCTAAATCAACAAATGAACTTATAAGATTGCTTGCACCACCTGTTGGTAACATACTTGTAAACCTATTAGTTACAAATATCTTAGCGTTACCTACTGCATTTTTTAAGTAAGTACCTATCTTAATACTTCGTTTATGTCCTGATACGTGTCCCATTTAGATCCTTGTTATAAATACTTATATATTTATATGATTAATAGGTAGATTATGGCAAAGAGTTACAAAGGTTTATATAAAGCAACACATCCCAAAAAGTACGTAGGCAATCCAAATCAAATAGTATATAGGTCTCTTTTAGAAAGGAGATTTATGCGTTACTGTGATTTGAATACAGATATAGTACATTGGGCAAGTGAAGAGTTACCTATCAAGTACTATAGTCCATTGGATAAAAAATGGCACAGATACTTTCCAGACTTTGTAATTAAAACAATTAAAGATAAAAA